TCGTTTAGTTTTTCAAGCTCTGCATCCAACTCATCCTCTAAATCATAATCAACCTCACGGCTATCAACTAACACCCATTCATCTAAATCAATATCCTCACCATATTTCGCAACGTCTAATTCGTCTTGTGCACTCATTTTAACATCTTGTACGGGCTGTGGCTCATCCCCTTGTAAAGGATTCAACGTTTTAAATTTAAGATTTAAAGATACACCGTTAAATGACAATACTTTTTTAAGCATTTCAACAATCATTTGTTGCTTTGGCTTTATCACCATGTTTTCAAACAACAACGCCCCAGTTTTCATCTCATCTGCATTTGAACTGAACCCACTTGCTGAAGTAACCCCAAACAACAAAGGTGTAGTTACATTGTGACTACGTAATATCTTAGCAGTTGACTCATCTGATAAATAAGAATAATGGTCAGCAGCGTCTTGCAATGGGATAGTGTCAACCGTTGTTTTTGTATTTTCGTTATCATTAAATGATATTACAACTTTCTTACCTTTTGAGCCTGTTAACTTACCAATTACTTGAGCTGAAATTTCATCCTTTTGTTCGTCCGTTGGTGAACCATTGTTAAAATTTACGATAGTCGTGGGAGCAAAAGAGTTACTAACCTCATTTATAAGGTATTCAGCAATTTTTTCTTCAAGTAACGCGTAATCAATACCGCCTTGATAATCTACATTTGAAAAGTATTTCATCCCAGCTGTGTAAGGAGCTAGATATAAAATCTCTACTTCTTTTTTAGATGTTCCAAAAGAATCAAATCTTTTAGGCACATACTTCTTTGGATCAGTCCAATTGTCTGAATAGAAATATCCTACAATATCACCATCCTTATTGCATTTCTCAGGTCTTAATAATTGAATAGGTGTATGAAAAACCCTTGTAATCGCTTTATGTCCTTTGTCGTAATGAATCTGTAATGCACACTGCCCAAGTGCGTACAAATCAAAGATTATACGTCTTAAATCGTCTTCTTTAAGAATAGATAATAGTTGCGCCCATTCGTTTGGCTTCATCGCGCTATCCGTAGCTGTTAAGCCTTGACCGTATATTAGTCGACAAATATTATTTATTACAGCGTTATTCGTTGCTGAATTGCTGTAACGGTCAATTAAAAACTGATAGTAGTTATTATCTGCTCCATATTCTACCCATTCGTTTTTGTTATTTTCAACAATTACGGGGGCTGTATAGGATGATAGTTGTATAATGTTATTATTCATATATAATAAATTCGTTGGTTGTTACCGTTTGAGTGAAGTTTGAGCTTGGATTATTCGTGCAAAATATACGACCGTAAAATCGGATGTCGTTTGTTTTGCCAATTTTACAAACATAAGTATGTCCTTCTATTAATCCAAAGGTAGCGGTCGCAGTATGGTAATAGTCACCCGTTGCGTATGAACTAATATTAATCGTTGTAGTAACGTTTGTCTGTTCGTCTGTTAAGAATATCTTATCGGAGTTTCCCGAGCCTTCACGTGGCACGAAGTAAACTATTTGAGGGCTTGTGGATGTCGTTAATACTATCATTAATAGTATAACTAAAAAAGAGTGTTTTTGTTGCAAAAAAAAGAGGGGTGTTTTAAGCCCCTCCGTGTATTAACTTGTTACAATTGTCGATGCTGCTGATAAAGGTAGGGTAGAAGCCTGTCCAACTCTAAATGAATTAGTGCCATTTATTACAAAAGGCGATGGTAATAACTCTTCACTTTGGAAGGTTAAGGAATATCCATTAAAATCACCCAAAGCACCACCATTATTAATGCTTCCAGCTGTTACATCACAACCTCTGTACATACCAACTAAGAAAAATTGTCCTTCGTTGTTTTCAACTAAAATTCTTGGTTTTGCATACGCTAAAGTCTTAACAGCGTTGTGTGTTGCAATGTCTTGTTTTTTTAGTTTGATAGTCAATGTTTGCCTAAAGAACGTTGTACCGTTTTCACGTGAAGTAACAATCTCTTGGTCGTAAACATTTTCGTTAGATTTTAGTTCATATTTGTAAATAGAATTGACAAAATTTACATACCAAACATTATCAGTATTTACAAAGGGCGGTGTACTTGAAGGGTCGTAAAATATAACACTTCCTAATTGTAAATCTTGATTGATAAAGTAAACGTTTTTAAGCCCTGCAAGTGAATCCTTACAAGGCTCAATACGTCCTGCTGTTATTAAACAAGGCATGTTTAGGCAGTTGTTACTGTTGCACCTGTGAAACAGTCAGAAACAATTGTTGTTGAACTTGTTATGTCTGTGAATGGTGCAGGTAAAGCCTCTTCCGCAACGAAAGTCAAACTGTATCCATTAAAATCACCCAAAGCACCACCATTATTTATACTTCCTGCCGTTAAATCAGCACCTCTAAACAATCCCATAACAAAGAATTGACCGTTGTTATTTTCTATAAGGACGTGAGGTCTTGAGTAAGCCAATAATTTGACTTCTTTGTGAGTTGTAGCATCTTGTTTTTTTAACTTAATTGTTAACGTTTGACGAAAAAATGTCGTGCCAGCTTCACGGCTCGATACGATTTCTTGGTCAAATACATTCTCATTAGATTTTAACTCATACTTATACAAGTTATCAACGTTTATAACCGCTGTTATTAAGTCATTTGAAAATGTTACGTCAGAAGGTAGTATCTGATAATTAATGAAGTACACCGCTTTGAGTCCTCCGATTGCTTCTTTGCACGCCTCAGCGCGTCCTATACTTAAATTACAAGCCATAAAAATAAAGTTTAAAAAAAAAGGAGGGAATATACCCTCCCCTTAATTGGTTAATTGATTAGTTAATTAGTTAGCTGAATTTGTGATTCCGTAAGTAACGATGTCAGATACTGAATGGTAATTTACAGCCATTCCTGCACGTAATACAAAACGTACATTTTGTGACCCGTCCAATGGACTCATGTCCAAAAGCGCGATTTCATTTGTATCGTTTAATAAACCGCAACCGAAGAACAAGTTCGAAGTTTCAGCAGCAATAGCAACGTTTGAAGATAATCCGTTAGCAACAAATAATGGGATACCATCGAAAGTAACATCACCACCATTGTACCATTGTGTTCCTTTAGCATCAGTACCATTGTTAGATGTAGCAGCAACTGAGAAACCACCTAATGCTCTTACATAAGCTTTAAAAATGTTTTGAGCAACATAGATTTTCAAGTCTGGTGAACCGTACAATGCAGCAGGAATAGCATCTACAATTTTACCTAATTCAGCAATAACGTTAGAAGATGTTACAGTAGTACCAGCAACCTCGTTAGCAGTTGGTAAAGAAGCATCAGCAGCCAATAATGTAGCGATACCATCAATTTGACCTGCTGTCGCGTTAACACCTCTCCAAATAGACACTTCAACAGAAGCAGCAACCTTATCAGTGATGTAAGCTAACAAGTAGTCAACAAATGATTTTGCCAAAACTTTGTTTGCACTGAATCCCATCTCTTCAGCTTGATATGTTGGCAAAAAGTCTTTTTTACACAATTGTAAATTTACTTGAAACTGCTCTAAAGTCAAACTTCTTTCAGAAAGTGTTACAGTAGAAGTCGCATCAAAATCACACGTTGCGTTCTTTAAAAGTTCGTCCGTTCCGATTTTAAACATTGTTGTTTTGTAAGCAATATTCGGAATGATAGTCATCCCTCCATTTGCCAAAGTGTTACCGCTTAATAAAGCAGCTTTTACCCATAATTTGGAATCTTGCCCAGCATATGATGTAGTGATTGTTGCAGTTGTAGCCATTTTTTATTTGTTTTATTTGTTGTTGTATACTTGTTCTAAAATCTTATCCCTTGTTGATTTCCCTGTATTAGTAGCTAAATCCATGTGTTCAATTGGTTTTGCGTTTTCAGGGTTGTACTGAATTGGTTTCGGCTCTTCAGTCAACTCGATTACTTCGGGAGTCATTGCAGCTAACTTAGTTTCAAGTTCAGCAATCTTTGATTCCATTTCAGCAAAATGTTGTTCAGTAATTGATACAACTTTTTTAGGTTGTTTAACCTCTGGAGTTGCATCAGCTTCAACAGGTACTTCTGTTTGAGCTTCTGATGGGTTTTCTTCCATTACAGGCTCACCAATTGCTGCTATAATTCCAACTTCTTCAACAGTTAATACCATACCGTTTTCAAGTTCGTACTCACCAACTTCTAATGGTACAGGAGTTCCATCAGGAACTATAATCATAACACTTGCACCCGGCTCGAATGAATCGGCTTCGATTACCGTGTTACCATCTACTAGCTTCATTTGCTCTAACTTCACTTCCATTCCTAGGAAAGTCTTGATAGTTTTTAACGCGTCTTTTATTTCTTTAGTCATAGCTTTTTTCTTTAATAACTTTATCAACCTCTTTCTGTTGTAATTTGCCTTACCTCTATGGTGTGGTTTACTATCGCAATTGACTGTTGATTAGTATTTCCAACTCCTTGAGAGTTACCATCGCAACACTCTTTTGAATACGTGCCGTCTTTACACTGGCAACCTTTTTTTCCTCCTTTTCTCATAACATTAATAAATTACCGATTTCATTTGTGAAACTTTTAAACTCTTTAAAATCCACTTCATTACATTTTTGACCCTTAACATAATCTACACCAATGTAAGCCACAAAATTACCGCTCTTGAAATATGGTGCAATACAAATAGATTCAACCCCTTGTCTTATTAATTCAAACCGTGTTGTTTGTTCTTTAATGTCGTTAACATCGCAGTAGTTCATTTTCTCTAACATTATTTGTTGTAAGAATAATGGGTATAAGCTAACAGGAATGTTTTGTAAATTTTGAGCCTCCGAACTAATACCCTTCTCACATACTTCAAAAGTCATAGATTGTTTATTTCTATGCGTCCCATCGTAGTACTTAATCGAGTTATGAAATTGAAATATATAAGCCCTATCAGCATTATATTTTATCATCAATTCATTTAACATCTGTTGAATCAAAACATTGTTGTTAATGTCTCTTTTCACTTCGTCAACATTTTCAATTTTCTTTGTCACTACTTCAGTAACCAATGACTTATAATAAAAAAGAATGAAAGCAAGCAGAATTATAATTAGCACTATTGTTTTCGTCTTCCTGATTTGCTCTAAAATGTACTTGATTTCATTCATAATTATATAACCTTGATTTAGGAGTGTTGTTGTAAATTAGATGTAGTCATTTATGATAGTTTCCTGTGCCGTTATTTCGGTTGTTACATCAGCATTTAAAACCTCATTTCCTACTCTGATTATATTTAAGTAGGTGCTTTCTACATAAGTATATGCTCCCCTTACTTCTTGATATACCTCTATCATGCCCCACAATTTAAAGTTAATTGACTAATATCAAAACTACAAGCGTTTGATGTCGCGCCCGAAGTTCTAACCGCTTGAATCGTTATCGGTGTGGTATCGTTTGGCAGGTTAGTTGTTATTGACCCCTCAACCGTTACGTTGTTTTCCAACGAAGTGACTTTATAAAATACGGTCATTGAATTAAACGGGTTGTAAAGCTCAAACACAAAGAAATCAGTAGCGGCACTTCCTGTTCTATTTGCAAGAAAATTAGAACCTAAATCTATTTTTGTAGCCGTTCCCGTTGCATCGTTATGGAATATCTGTAAATTTGTGTCCAAGGCATCTGAACCAATACCAATTATATTTGTCAAACTATCAACGAAAACAGTAGACGAAATTCCTAATAAAGTAGTTGCCGATGTCATCCCATAGAATTGGCGCGCGCCTGTATTTAAGGCAGTATCTGATACACCAAATCCAACGCAAAACCTCCAACCCATGTCTATAATATTAAACGCACTTGTTGACCTGTAACCGCAAACACCGTTAGCTGCAGGAGTCGAAACACCAATTTTTAAACGTGTTTTTTTCGTTTGCATGGAAGTTGTTGACACCGCCACCGCTGTTGCCGTTCCTTGTAAAGTACCAACCGCAATGTTTTCAGAAAAGACCGTTGTTGAGTTGTGTTGTGCCCTGTAGCCACGTGCAATTTCTGAACTTGCAACATTCCAATAGCCAGTCGAAATAAGTTTAGCGTCAATTTGATTTTCGACCGCTTGAGTCGTGGGGTATTTAGTGTTATTTAAGGTTGTGAAATTTGTCGCTTTATTTGCTAACACTTCGAAAGCCGCAACATCATAAA